TTACCGATTGCTACAGCTTGTAAACCACCGGTAGTGGCAGTGTTAAATGTACCAGTAGTAAACGCACCTGTACCAGGAGTTACGTTACCAATTGCTACAGCTTGTAATCCACCACCAGTTGCAGTAGTAAACGTTGTTGCACCAACTAAGTTAGTAGTACCAGCTAAGGTCGTTGCCCCATTAACCAATAATGCTCCAGTAATGTTACTAGAGACCGAAATTAAGTTACCAACACGAACGTTTGACCAACCGCTATTATTAATTACACCAGTTGTTGAACCAGTTTCAGTTGTAGCAATAGCTTGCCACTGTGCAGCGGTTTCTTCCCAAACCCAACCAACGTTAACTGAGCCATATCCTGCCAAAGTTTGCAAGTTGCGGTTAGCAATAATACCAATATCGTAACTCGGTGAGCCAACGTACCCGTTGTTGAAAACAACCAATGGATCGTTAACATAGGTATTTGTGGACTGAATTGTAGTCGGGGTTCCGGAAATCGTTAAATTTCCAAGGATCGTAACGTTTGAATTTAACGTTAGATTTGAGTTGAAAACCGAACCAACAAGCGTACCCGGTGCAATTTTTGAGTACGTGATTGTGGAATCTGTGATCTGGTTATTCTTAATTCTAGTAATGTTAGCCATACCTGATGTTGTCCTAATTGGTAATATGTATATTTACCAACAACAAAAGAAAAGGTTTGCAGGCTAAATTACGTTAGATATTAAAGTAAACTCGCTTAATTCTTAGATTATTTGACGCTGCACTGCCTTGAGCAATCAAATTAACAGTACTGCCATTTACGTTAGCTGTAAATGTAATAAAGTTTGATCCTGTGCGAACGTTTGACGTAGTTGCAATTGCTGTCGCGCCATTATACTGAGTTAACATTACTTCGTAAAATTGTGCATCAGAATTAGAACTAGATATAGTATATTTCACACTTCTAAACAATGTGCTGCTAAAACTGTCAACAATAGTTGTTCCAGTACCAACTGTTACGTTGGCTGTGTCAATGGTTTCGTAATCAACATTAGACGTTACTGCTGTTGCAAGGTAACGAACATCTATTAGATCAGTTGTTTGAGGAATTTCAGAAAAACTAATAATAGATCCGTTGCAAGTATATGCAATCCCCGGTGCTTGCACGGTACCGTTAATGCTAACCAATATACCAGCACTAGTGGAACTTTGCGTTAACATGTAATCTGTACCAAACCCGTCCGGCACAATCTGTTGTGATGTGACTGAGTTTGTTACTGGAACCCACTGCGCTCCATTATAGAATTCGATAACTAATAAGTCAGAATTGAAACGAGTTTCCCCGGCATATCCTGCAGGTTTATTGGCATTAGTACCAACAGGCAATCCAATACCCGAAGTGCCTGTAAACTTAACCGAAGTTGCAACATTAGGACCAATGTAATCAGAATAAACGTTACCATTGAACCCTGTTGAAACTATTACACTACTTGCCGTAACATTGCCAGAATATATTGGTAGGTAAGATGCTACGTTTGCGTTAGCATAGGCTCTACGTTGTAAATCTTGGACGTTTGCAGTAACATTGCCGACATTAAGGTTTAGTATTGACAACGCATTAGTTACAGACATACCTTCAGTAAAGGTTACTGCATTACTAAAACTTCCAATGCTATTAGACCCTAGTTCAATAAAGTTTGCCGTAAAGCCTTCTACACCAGATAATAAGTCCAGGTTACCAAACGATAAATTACCAGAGCCATCAGTGTAAACAATATAATTCGGTAAGCCACCACCGATATAGATATCGTCAATAGTACCTAAGTGCAGTTTACCAACAGTAGACGAAATAGTATTACCGGCAATTATAACGTTTGCAATTACTGCGTTACCGGTTACATCTAAAGTTCTAGTAGGCGACGAGTTATTAATACCAAGGCGCTTATTGGTTACATCAAAGTATGCTACGTTTGTGTCAACAGAAAGATCAACCCCTTGGCGTTCCAAGTTGGTTTGCAGCATTGGACCTGATATCTTACCAATTGCCATGTGAATCCTTAGACAGCGTTAGTGCTGTTAAAATTGTGTAAGATAGTAATCGTTTGATTTGCTGTGCCAGTAGTTGGATTTAAACTAATGGACGTTGTACCATTGAAAGTATAGTTAACAACCGGCTTTTGCTGTACGCCACCGACAAATACCAATACACTAGCTTCTTGTCCGCTGTCATAAGCATAAGACATCGGTCCATAGGTAGTTACGCCATCCTGTGTTGTAAAAGTATCGGTTACAATGTTAACTGTACCAACTTTTGCAATTACGTTCCATTGTCCGGCATAGTATAATTCAACTTTGCTGGTAGATTGGTTAAAACGAATAAGACCATCAACTGGAGCATCACTTAGTGATGTTGCGCCAATTGGTAGACGAACACCAAGACTACCCGGTGCAATGTCAGGGTTCTTTAGTAATCGTGCCATTATTAAATTCCAATCGAACTTACAGTTGCAGTAATTGAGTTTGCTGCTGAACAGTTTGCCATTACTGCATCACCGTTACCTAGAATGAACTTCTCTTGGTAAATGATTAAAGTGTTATATGCTGTGATGCTGTAGTTAGGATAGATAACTGTGGCGTTACCTGCCGAACCGCCGCTTGGCACAACATAAATGTTTGCAACCACAGTTGCGTTAGTGTAGTTTGCTAAGTGAACTGTGGTAATTGCACTTGCACCAGAGCTAGTGTAGATGCTTGTTGCCGCGCCGTTTGTCACTGCTGTATTTTGTATAGCCATTTGTTTATCCTATTAACCGAAAATAATTGAGTACTTAATTGCGGCACTCTTAGTCGCTAATTCGTTATTACCGCTAGCCGTAGCAGTATACAATCCAGAGCCGCCCCCACTAACATCACTACCGTAAACAACAACGTTGTTAGTAATTGCAGTCGGTGCAACGCTAGTTGTTGATACTGCAATGTTGTCGTTAAAGTAAACCACAGGCTGTGTGTTACTATAGATAGCATAATTCCAGGTATTTAGGTTACCAGAAATAGATGGGGCCGGGTCACTTACTAAGCTTGACGCCGAGCCGAGTCCTGCGGTGTATGAAATGTTTGAGTAGTAACCAAATTGGTCAGTGATTTGCCAAGTCTTTAGTGTTTCATTCCAGCGCAATGCTACGTTAGCTTGTGTGCCACGATCAACTTCGACCCCAGCATTAAGAGTTGGGTCAATTCCGGGACTCAAACCAGCGTTAAGCGTGATAATGTTATCCCAAATTGTAGTATTAGAAGTTTCGATTGCAGTCTGGGCACCAAGAACCACTAGGTTACCAGTTACTGTAACTAAACTTGTGTTAAACGTCACAGTATCAGTGTTATTGATAGTTGTTAACGTATAACTGGTGTTAAGTCGTTTATTTGCACTCATTAGACAATTCCATTATTGTTATATTTATGCAGTTTAAAAATTAGGTTCCGCCAAAAAAATAGCACCCGAAGGTGCTATTCTTAGATTGCTTAAAAATTAAGCGCGGTTTACTTGTACGTAAGTAGTTGTCGGACCACCTAAACGATAGAAGAAGCGGTTGCCACCAAAATCAGTTACAGTACGGTTAGTGATACGTGTAGCGTATGTGCTGTCTGTAATAGATACACCAGTTTGTGCTGCTACGTTACCAGAAACTGCGATTGTTACATTGCTTGATGTGTTAACTGCGGTTACTGCTGCAACTGCTGCGGCACCTGCAAAACCAATAATGTAGTCGCCTACACGAGGTGTTGTAACTGGGCCAGTTGGTGTGGCAGTCCATGTTACGTATGTAGATGTAGCACCACCTGCAACGTTAGCCGCTGCAACGTTAGCTGTTAGTGTAGCCAAGTTAACTAAAATGTTCATTTGGCCGGCTGCTAGGTTAGGGTTGTTAACTAATGTCAAAGTCTGTGTGCGTGTGCCATCAGTACACAAGAACTTGTGAGCGCCCTTTTGACGCACAATGCTACCAGCAACAGAACTACCGCCGGTGCAATATACTTGTGGTTGGATTTGATAGCCAGCTTGACTAGTATCACCACCTACACCACCAATTGGGCTACCACCAACTAGAATAGGACTTACGTACTTGTCTGTGGTTGCGTTATTTTTTGCGATTTTTAATTTGTTTGCCATTTCTTTTCTCCTTGTATTAGCGTTCTAAGCTACGCGAAGTGGCTCTCCGCGAACTCTCATTTAAGAGCGAACACTATATTTACCGTTTTGTGTTGACATTAATCCGTTATCATATATAATAGTACTCATTGCGCTAGAGGCTAAATGGTATAGCAAGAGTCTCTAAAGCTCGAGAAAGCAGGTTCGATTCCTGTCTAGCGCACCAAAGGACATCTATGCAAGTAATGCACGACAGAGTAATGCTCAAAAAGATTGAGCCAGAACAAAAAACATCAAGCGGATTTTATATCCCGTATGCAGACGAAAGCGTCAAAGCTACTGTAATTAAGACTGGTGCCGGTCGTTTAACTCCAGAAGGGGTTAGAATTGCCCCTACTGTTGCAGAAGGTGATGTTGTTCTGTATAATGTCGGAGCTGCTATTGCAGTTACATTAAATAAAGAAGAATATCTGGTTGTTAAAGAATCGGATATCTTATTAGTTGTGGAGAAGAATTAATGGACATCGATAACGCCGCAGCATTTTTAGCCGGCACTATTTTGTATGCAATTGGGTTAATTATAATTTTAATTGCAATTGTTACTGCCAATAATATCATCCACAAATACTGGAAAAGTTTTGGCTGGTCATTAACTCCGCATTGGTTCCATGATAACAATGCTCGCTTTATGACCGCCGAAGAGGCAGCAAGAGTTGCCCCAACGTTTGACACTAACACCAAGGAGAAAAAGTAATGTCACAATCGTAGATCAATGAATTTGCTTGTAAAGAGGTTGTCTTCCACTTTAACAAGAAACATCTAGAAGACCAGACCATTCCCATGTGGGTCTTAAAATTCCATGGTGAAACTTTTTATGTGAATCACGTTAATGCAATGTTACCGTGGACAACAAAGGAAACTCCTAATAATTCACATACTAAAGGCAGTCTCAAGTTTAAAGATGCACTAGTCGTCATCGATTCAAACAATGAGGCAACACTCACTAAACTAACTGTAAGAGACAAGTTCCGTCTACGCAATCAAAAGATTGGCACGACTAGAATTATGTTCCGACCCGACAGCGACTTGCACAAGGCTTTGAAGAAACGAGAGTTTCAGCACAGTAAGTTCAAGACTATCGAAGGTGCATGTAGTAGCGAGTTTGTTGTGTGTGACATTCTTGATAAGAGTGAAATGACTATGCTAGCACTAAAACATGCTAACGAGTTTAGAATTCTTATGCCCAACGAGCATTACTTTCAAGAATACGACAGCAAGAGTACCTACATTAATGCCGATTATTCAGACGAGGATACACCGTATGAATACAGCTAAATTAGTTACTATATAGATACCGGCACAAAACATTCAATCAGTAATCGAGTTGCTTCGTGTTAACAAAGTTAAACACGAGCCATTTAGTAAACTAAGTGACGGGTATTCTATTACATTACCAGATTGCGCTATTGCATCTTTCTTGCAACTACGTTATCGCTGAGCCAACAAAAAAGGGCCTTGCGGCCCTTTAGTGTAAACTTCCCATCCCGAGGGTAAAAAGTTTTTGTTTTCCGATTACTGGAAAGACAAGTTGCTTACAGCAATGCTTTCTAGGTAGTCAGCAGCGTTGCCCAATGAGCTAGCTGTGTTTGTCAACTCAACATAACCATAACGTGTCATGAAGCCAACTACTGGTTCAAAAGTAGCTGGATCTAGAACAACGCCAGAGCTCATTAGAGGTACGTATGGGCAATAGAAAGCTGCCGCATCAGCTTCGCTCGAACCTTTGTAACCGATTAGAACGTTTGTGCTGTCGCTTGCATAGCTGTCTACGTAAATACGCATTGCGCCGTTTAGTGTACCAACGAACTTAGTGTTTGTTGGAGCTTCGAATGTACCTTCTGTTGTACGAGCAAATGCAGAAGTAGTTGCAGATTGCAATACTGTCAATGCAGCTGGAGATACAACAGCCCAGTTACCTGCGCCACGACGTGTACGTTGTGCGATCAAGTTAGCAGCACGGTTGATAACAACTGCTAAAGCAGCGTGTTCGTCACCAACGAATGTAGCTGTACCAGAAACGGTAGCTTGGTTGTAGCTGTATGTCGAACCAGATAGAGCACGTAGGGAACCTAGGATCTCTTGGTCGATTTCAACTGTGATTTCTTGTGCTAGAGCAGCCATGATTTCTGCTTCAACGTCAATACCATGCATAGCTTGAGCGTCTTGAGCAGCTTCGAAAGTCCAGCGAGCGCTTAACTTACGAGTCTTAGCTTCAACCACTTGCTTCAAGATTTGAACGTTGATACGACGACCTGGTACACCTTCCATAGAAGCTGTAGATACTGCTTTACCAGCAGGATCAGAACCAGTACCAGAGTAGCTAGTAGCGATCTTGAATGGGCTTAGTGCTTCATCACCAGCGTTTACGATGTCTGCGCTATCAGCGTAGCGAACACGTAGAGTATGGATTTGAGATACTGGGCCAGTCATTGGCTGTACACCAACGATTTCGTTAGCGATAACTGTTGGCATTACACGACGGATAACAGGTAGAATTACACGGTTAAGTGTAGAGATGTTACCTGCAGTTGTACCGCCAGTAGTTGCACTTTCAGCCAAGTGCTTGCGTGTGTTTTCTAAGATCACGCTCATAGACGTGCGCTTAGAGCCTTGTAAGCCTTCTAACAGGGCGTCTTTGGTCTCGCCCCAACGGCTTTCTAATAATGCTTGTGTCATTTTGTTTCCTTTTTCCTTTTAGGGGTTGCTTACTTTAGCCCTGCTAAACGCTTTAGATCAACAACGTTGGTATCTTGATCTTTTGCGACGGTTTTAGCAGTTTTATCTCCAGTTACTGCACTACGGCTCTCAGCGATCATTTGCTTTTGTGGAGCAACATTGATCTTTGCTGTACCGTTGTTTAGTACTGCTGGAAGATACTTTTCATATGCAGATTGCAATTTTGCAGTTTGCACAGATTCCAGTAGGTCTGCCATAACAGCAGCCTTTTCCTTGTTCAAAGGCTTCAACATACTGTCAAGCATTTGCTTGCGTTCTGCAGATTCCTTAATAACACGGATTTCTCTTTCTTTCGACTCAACAATCGCTTCTTTATCTTGGGCTGTCTGAACCGCTTCAGCCAACTTACGATTTGTATCAGCAACTGCTGCTTGCAATTTACGGATTTCTTTGTTCTCATTTAAGTGAGTAACAGCAAATTCACTTGCAAACGCTTCGAATAGACGACGACCAAACATGTTCTCACGAGCAGTGTGGATGTCTTCTTTCAATTGAGTCAATTCAGACTCTAGCTTAGTAGCTACAGATTCTTTTACTGCTTGACTTGCACGAGAGATGAACGTTTGTTGTAGTTCAGCTAATTTTGTCTTAGCTTCTGCTACTAAACGAACCTTAGTTTCCACTACGGCTTGTTTGTCTTGTTCAAATTCTTTTAGTTCTTCAGCAAGTGCCTTGATAACAAACGACTCAAGTTTAGCGATGCTATTCTCGTATTGTTTGCGATCTGCACGAAGTTCTTTAATTTCTTCGGCTAGTTTAGTAACCATGAAGTTATTGAACTTGTCGGCGCTTTCAGTCATGTGCATATTGAAACGCACACGGTCTTCAGCCAACGACTTTTTCTCTGCTTGGAACTCAGCAAGTTCTGCTGTTAGAGATTCTGTAACCATTTTGTCTAGAGCTTCAACCATTACTTGTTTGTCATGTTCGTAGCGTCCAGCGAATTCCTCACGAAGCTCGGCACGGATAGATTCGCGTGCCTCAACCAGCTTGGTTTCCCAAGCTTCGTTAATAGCTTGTTGAGTACTTTCGTTTACGATGCCACTGTCTAACAATGGTTTGATAGCATCTAACATTCGGTTCTCTCCTGTTTATTTAGACTTTCAAGTCTTTGATTAGCTTTGTTACAGCTTCTTTCAGGTACTTCTGTACTTTTTGATCTTGAGTGGCGTCACGTGCCATCTCGAATACTTGAGCACCACCACGCATATTCATCAAGCCTTCATAAATTGCTTTAGGATAAGCATGAGGTGCGCTAGGTTGTGCTACAATGTCCACTGTAATGATTTCAAAATCACTAACGTGGCCACTGCCTTCATTTACTTGTCCCGATCCACGGCTGCTAACACCTAGCTTAACGCCACTTGTTAACATAGCTTTCACTAGCTCGCCCATCGGAGTAGGTAAAATCTTTAACTTGCCCATACCGTAATTGCCTTCCATCCACATGTGTGAAATCATATGCGATACACGGTCTAGGTTAATTTTTAGGTCATCGGGATGGTCTAGTTCGCCTAAAACGCTATAACCATCCTTTAATTGGTTGTTAATCGAAGATACAGCTTGTTCAATTTCATTGACAGGGTATACACGTTGATTGTGGTTCTTAACTCCACCCTCAATGAAGATACCCTTCATGTACCAATTTTTACCTGTGCCATCACCGGAGTCCTCGTTTAGAACTTGGATCCCTGCTCTGTCAAATGATAAATTTTCTCTTAGGTACATGTGCTATATCCTAATTATTTGCCAGTGTTTTGTGTCTGAACTGACTTAGATGCAACAGTTACTTTGCCACTTGTAGTTTGGCCTTCAGCACCGTTCTCTTTTTCCCAGTTCTTACCAACAGCAGATTGCTTCTTAGTACCGCCAGCTACGTTTTGGAACTTCTCTTTAGAGAACTTGCCTTCGCCTTTGCTGTACTCGTTGTTTGGCTTTGGTGTTTGCTTACCGTCTGGAGACTCTTCAGTAGCACCAGTCTTGTTCAAGATGTTCTTGCTTGTACCACCAAAGTCAGGACCGCTTGTACGGCTGATAGACTTAGTGTTTACAGGAACTTTCTTGCCGTTGCCGGACTCAGTACCTTCAGCGTTGTCGCCTTCGCCGCCGTATACTTGACCGATTGTGTCAACGTATTCGCGCATTAATTGTGCAACAGACTTGCTTTCAGCTACGCCAGAACCAGATCCTTTACCAGAACCGCTCTTACCAGATCCAGACTTGCCGCTACCGCTCTTACCAGAGCCGCTTGCGCCAGAACCCTTCAACCATGGTGGTTGCTTGCCTTCTGCAAATGGTGTTTCTTCTTCGTCGCTAGCACCATCATCGGATGCGCCAACTTCAGCTGGGGCTTCATCGTCGCTACCGCCGAAAGCTTCTTCGTCGCCAGCACCCATGTCTTCATCGCTGTCAAGATCGCTACCGCCAACGTCAGCTAGCAATTGGTCAATCTTGTCGCTAATAGCTTCTAACTCAGCACGGATGCCACCTTCGTCGCCGCCTAGGTCGTCACCGCCTAATTCGTCGCCTAGGTCGTCACCGCCTAATTCGCCGCCTAATTCGTCACCGCCTTCAGCGCCTGGCTCGTCGCCCAATGAAAACTCTTCGCCTTCATCGTCGTCTTCGCCTAAACCAGCAGTTTCATCAGTTTGGTTTTCTACATCGTTGATCATTTGGCCAGCTGGGTCAGCGTTGCCAAAATTTTCTTCGACTTGTTCTTCGTCCATCAAACTTTCGTAGATGTCACGACTCTTTTCTACTACGATCTCGTGAAATAATTCACGAGCCTTTTGTTCGTTTTCGTTAATGATATATTCAATTAACTTTTCATACTTGTTCATAAGAACTCCTTTAGTCAAGTGGCTTTGTGTAGTTATTTACTTAACTACGTACTTTTTAGTGGTAATATAGGTGTTTTTTGGCGGTTTTTATCAATTTAAACGCCGCCGGGACCAGCACCGGGCGCTGCGGCCGGTGCTTTGTATTGTTTTGCTACCGATTGTAGTTTTTTCTCGTGTTCAAATTTACGTACATCATGTGCTATACGTAGACGGTTCAAGTGTGCCAAAGTTAAGCGAGATGACTTACGTATGTCGCTTAATTTCATTACGCTGTTGTCATCCTTTTCGGTTTGACGACCTTCGTAATCCGGTTTTACTAATCCTAATTCAAACAAATGCATAGTGTTATTTACCCAAATCTAATAATTAGGTCGGTGCTGCGCCGCCGCCAGCAGCTGATCCGCCCGGTTCACCAACACCCACTGGCGCTGCGCCACCATCTGGGGCCATACCGTCACCAGCTTCATCCGGAGTAGCTTGTTCAAGATCTGTTTGGATGCCACCTGGGCTAATACCCATGCCACGCAAGCTTGGATGCTCAACCGGTGCTGCTTCAACATCGCCCTGTTCCTCACTCCACATCATTTCGTTTTCAGCCATTTCCATTTCACTTAATCCTAAGTAACGCTTCATTAAGAAACGCTTAGAGAAATACGGATATGCTTCCAACTGTGTATATGTTGCAATACGTGCAGAGTCAATATCAGCTTGGCGATAACTTGCAAAGTTTTGGGGTTCTTCAAATTTTAAATCAAACAACGATCCGTCGATGTTAATGCCTCTCCAGCGCATAAACATCTTAAATTCTTCGTCTAACTTATCCACAATCATTGCTTGCAAACGCTTGCAATATTGTGTAAAACGCCATTCCTGGATTAGTGCTGTGCCAGTACGCCCGTCACTAAAGCTCTGTGTGCCATCGTCGACCCCAGTAGGCAAATAGCTACTAGGAATACGCAAACCACGGAATAACTTGTTAGTAAAGAAGCGCAAATCAGTGATTTCGCCTAGGTTTTGACCCCCGGCTAGTGTAGTAACGTCAGAACCGCGACCGTCTGCTGTAACAGGGAAGAAGTAATCTTCGTTTGTACTTAACGGGTTGTATGTAGCATCCATCATATTAACGCCGCCACCTGTTTGTGTGGGAATACGGCGCTGGTGGATTTCGTTTTTAATACGCTCAACGAATGCCATAGCCATGTGCGGAACCATGTTACCTACGTCAATCTTAAAGATACGGCGCTCCGGCGCACGTTGCACACGATAGATAATAATCGAGTCTTCGAGCAATTCTTTTTGTTTGAAAACTTTGAATACGTTTTCTAATACGCTAGTACCAAATGGCCAGAAAGCATCTAAGCCTTCAGTTAAACTTAAGTGGATAATGTGTTCAGCGTTAATTACTGCTTCGTTTTGTTGGTGACTAAAACGACTACCACTTGTTGTTGGGCCGTTTGGGGACATATAACTGCCTTGCGGACCACCAATTTGTGGGCTATTAGAGAAAGAGTCACTAGTAGCAACCGCAGTAACAGTTAAGTTTTGGAAGTTAGGGTTTAAGTCACGAATAATGTATTGCTCGGGCTCTTTGCCCTTGTTCTCGTTTACAATAACTTTCGTTACTTTAGACATTTCAGTCCAATACAACTTAAAGTTCTCTGGATCACGGATAAACACTTGATCGCCGTATTTGATTGTGTTACGCACAATCTTAAAGATACGCTTGTTTAAATCATTTAATGTAACCCATTGCTGTAGTTGTTCTTTAATGATCTTAACTTCGTTGTCTGTTGGCGTATCCTTAAAATCAACTTCAAAAGCAGTACCGTTTTCTTTGTTCTTTTGGGTAGTAAACTCTGCTAAGATGTCAAGGGCAGCATTAATTTCGCTGTCCATATCCATTTGTTCGTATTGATTGTAACGTTCAACACGGTTAGGATGCCCAACATAAACTTCAGGTAATGTACTTTGATAGTTGCGATAGCCTGGATCAGGGCGTTGGCCACTAACCGCAGTACTGCCACTAATAGGACTTCCAAGTTGTGTTGGACTAGTCTTAAAATATTTCTTCCAGGTTGCCATATATTATCTCGTTATGCGATATTTACCGCAAAAATTACATGATATTATTTAAAATACCAGACAAGTTATCCTTGCTGTCAGCTAGTGTACGCTTCATAATATCGTGTGCATCTAACTGTTTTAACGCTGTTTCTTTTAGCTCGCCTAGGTGCGATGCTACCTCAGCAAACACTGAATTAGCAGATGTGTCCTTATGTGACATAGCCGCAATCATCGAATCTAGCTTATCTGATAGCATTTTCATGCTTTCTGTGTAAGCAACTGCTGCCTGTTGCGAGTTACCCTGTGTGCTTGCCACTAATTGGGATATTGTACCACTCATATCAATTGGGATTGATTTACCGTCTGGCAAAGGAACAACTGCCTCAGTGCCGTGTAGCAATGTTTCAAACCCCGATGTTGGACCCGACGCAATGCCGCCCAAAGCAAAGCCGGTGCGGCCTTCCTTTTTCATGTAGTCAGTTTCGTTCTTGCGGCGTTCGTCTTTAGCTGAATCAGTTAACTTGCCCACCCATCCGCCTAGTGTTTCAGCGCCAGCCATTTTTAACGCACCAGCAATACCGTCACCGGTTTTCTCAACAGCCCTAGCACTGTAATGCTCAAAGTTTTCCCAGAATCCTTGCAGATTCTTTTCAATCTTAGTGTCTTGGCTGTTTTCGTTTAATCCCTCTAGTCCCTCGCCCTTGGCTACTTTTAATAATTGGTCAACACCCTCAACAACTTTAGTCATCATTTCAGATGTCTTAGAGTAAGTGTCTGCTAGCATTTTGCTGTAAGTACCTAAGTTCTCACCAACTAGAGTTTCCATCTTTACTGCAAAGTCAGAAGCTTCTGATGTTATCTTAGCGTAATTCTTTGCAGCAGAATCCATATTCTCAGACATAGCCACTGCTGCATCTTTACTAGTCTTTGCCATTTCTGGCGTAAAGCCTGATGCTAAAATGTTGTTAGTGATACCCGCCATAGCTGCCGGTAAGCCAGATGACCCCAATGCTGCTGCCATGTCAGTTGCACCTGCAACTGAACTGCTTTCCAATCGTTTACGTGCATCGCCCATTGCTTGACCAGTAGACTCAACAATATCACCACCGGCTTGCTGGACATTACCTGCAATGTCCTGGATCATTTGCACTAGGTCTGCGTTAGCTGCAACCTTTGCATCAGTTATAGTACCGCCAGCAATTTGCTGGATAAGAGCATTTTGCACTTCTGGCCCATACTTAGCAAGCATAGTGTGCGCTTTAGTAAAGTTGTCACGTTGATCTTTATCAAGCTTGTTCATTAAAGCGCCGCGCATACTTTCAGAGCGGGCTTTTTCCATTAACTTCTTAGCATCTTGTCCAGTAATGTCAGACATTACTTTCAAGTTTGTTGCGTATTCTTTAGTTTGTTTTGCTAGATCGGCAGGGGCTAAGTTTCTAATATCTTGCCCAGACGCTTTCATTTGGGCACCTAAGCTAGCAACAATCTCGCCTTGTTCTTCGTAATTAAAACCCAATGCAAGCATTTCATCTCGCATAGTCATACCAGACTTACCGATAGTCTTTCTAGCAGCATCCATACCTTTAGCAACCATGCCAGCGCCTTCGCCCATGGTTAAACCGGAAGCACGAATACTTTCAGCAGATGCTAATGTAGATTTGTTTAATACTTCTAAGCTTAACCCAGCTCGATTGGCTGTATTACGCATTTCCGTCATGCCGCCAGCAAAGCTTGCACCTGCCTTAGCATAACTGTTTAAAGCATCAACTGACTTCTTAAATTCGGTCGCAAATACCTGGTTAGCAACTTTTAAAACTGCGGCTGCAAAGTCAATTGCTGCTTTTGCGGCTGAACTTAATGCATCTGCTGCACCACTTGCTGTTTGACTCCACGGACCAAGTACCCCACCAGCAGCTTTAATGCCACCAGCAAACACATCAACTGCGGCTTTAGCAACCGATGCATACACATCAATTTGTGTTGCCATCATTGTTGACGCAGCACCAATTGGGTCCTTAGCCATAGCATCATAGCTAGTCATGAACGCTGTAGCAACTGTTGTAGCAGTTAGTGCAAACGTCTTAGCTAACCCAACTGATGCACTTGTGATTTGCCCAAACCCAGTAGACATTCCGGAGCCAACCCCTTTAAGGTAGTTCCCAAATGCCGCTAGATGCTTGTTTGTTTTAGTTTGTTCAGTTCCGGCTTTTTTAGTTTCTTCAAGATCCTTCTTAAGTTGTTTAGCTTCGTCTTCACGAACTTTTTTAAGATCTTTTTCCTCTTTACTATTGCCCGGTTTAGTGCCGCCGCTGGCGCCTCCCGACTTTTGAATAGCCTGCAGGATTTTCTGTAGGGTATCTTCCGTGGCTGCATTATCAGCACTAATGTTGCCTATGTTCGGAATGTTAATTGTTACACCAGCCATATTTTTTCGCGATAAATAGAGTTATACATCTATTTATGGAGATCAAAACCATGTCGAACCCGGCAAGTAACCCGCTATTCAAACATTTTAGACAGCCTGCAATTTACTTAAAATTGCCATCTGGCGGTCAGTATTATGCTGAAGGGAGCATTGATTTTCCAGTAACTGGCGAAATCCCAGTATATCCAATGACAGTTAAGGACGAATTAACGCTTAAAACCCCGGATGCGTTGCTTAACGGGCAGGGCATGGTGGACATTATACAAAGTTGCTGCCCAAACATTAAAAACGCTTGGCAAGTCCCCGCTGTTGATGTTGATCCGCTGTTTATTGCTATTCGTATTGCTAGTTACGGTCACGCTATGGACATTAACACAGAGTGCCCACACTGCAAACATGGCAACGAACATGCGTTGGATTTACGTGTAATTTTAGCAGATGCAAAACGTGCCGACTTCACAAAGCCTGCGTTTATTAACAATCTTAAGTTCCAGTTTAAGCCACAACTATACAAAGATATCAACGATGTTAACTTAATTAACTTTGAAGAACAGCGTCTAATCGACGGTATTATTAATAACCCCGACTTAACTGACGAGCAAAAAGGTGCAATGTTTAAAGAAAGCTTTGAACGTTTAAAAACAATGAACATCAACACCCTAGTTGTTAGCATCGAAAGCATTACAACCGAGGACGAAGTTGTAGTAACTGATCCAAAGATGATTGCTGAGTTTATCGAGAACTCAAGTAGAGAAGTGTATACTGAACTTAAGGATCGTATTACCAAACTCATTGGCAATAATAAGTTACAACCAATTACGCTACAATGTGAAGAGTGTACTAAAGAATACACAAACAACTTAGAATTCGATCAATCAAATTTTTTCGGCTAAGGCTTTTGGCACTGCCCAATGAGAAGATCATATCTTGGTTAGACAAGATGGATAGGGAGTCAAAAGCCGTTAGGGATGACATACTCACACTGTGTTGGTTTATGCGTGGAAGCATATCCTACGATGATGCTATGTTATTAAGCAACGACGATAGAGCTGCTATTAAGAAGATCATTGATAAGAACTTAGATACAACTAAGAAATCCGGACTACCATTCTTTTAAATATGAAAAATACTGTAATGGCCCCTATTAGTATAGGTGAGCTAGTAGACAAAATCACAATACTTGAAATCAAACAGTCTAAGACAGACGACTTTAATCGCCTAAAGAATATTATCGTGGAATTAGGGCAACTGCAAACTCTGTTTGATCAGTTACCGCATAACAATAAAATATCAGAGCTCAAAGAGAAATTGCACTCAATTAACGCAGAACTGTGGATAATTGAGGATAGCAAGAGGCATCACGAAAAGATGCAGAAGTTCGACCAAGCATTTATCGAACTAGCCCGTAAAGTTTATATTAAAAACGATCTCCGTGCTGCTATTAAAAAAGAAATTAACATCTTAACCAATAGCAGTATCATAGAAGAGAAAATTTATTAACTATTTAGAGATGTCTTACAGACATCTGTTGTATCGCTATCGCTCACAACATATTTTAAACAAATCAAATCAATTAACTAAAAACTAATTAATTGGTTTCATTTGTTTTAAAACTAAGAGCGAAGCGATTATACGTTTCATCTAGATTCAATGGTCACACTTTGCCCGCACAGGGCAAAGATAAAAACTGTAACTTCATCTGAGTTCATACAGCCACATAGCGTTACAACAATTACAGAGGCGGTTGTCCGGTACCTCGAGTTGCGTCTTTATAACAACGGCAATTTGTACAACATACGCTAACACATTATACAAACCTGCTACATCACTGTAGCGTCTTTTTAGCCTTTAACGATTACTGCACTCATGGCAAGTAACCTGCTTTTATTCCTGTTCAAACAATCAAACCGCGGCAATTTGCGATCTTCGTCCTGTAAAGGATAGTGATTGAGCGCTCTAGTCAGCATAGAGTCTTCCGTCCCTGCGACACTAATGTCCAGTTATCTTAATGTTGGGCACTTGATATAAGCCAGTGCAAGCCTTAAACTGATAATTTATTTAAAATGTGGGAGCCATGTACACGGACTTGGATGTGTCCGTTATAATAATCTGTTGATTCCAAAACACGCCTTGAGAATTGTTCCCTAGCTTCGACGTAACTACACTCTGATTTTGAATTGCAGTAATACAGAATTTCTCTAGAGAAGTTTTCTGTACCTAGTGTTTCTACGTCCTTACTTAATTCGGGACTTGAGCCATAATATGTTTGCCAGTCGCTGTCCACTTTGGTGCGGACTTTTTTCTTTTTCTTTGTGCCGTTTTTAAGCTTTACTGTTTTGGTAGATGTTTTTTGAAATTTAGCTAATTTTTTGCCTATGTATTTGCGCCCTGATACATTATTTGTAATGAGATACACGAATCCCACGCAGTCTTCTGGAAGAGTTTCTACTTGGGTTCCTTGATATATCCACATTGTAATGTGTAGTTATGCCTGTATGTGCCATGATAAAATATTATTAAAACTCAGTAATTCGTCGCCACTGGGACTCGAAATTACTAGTAAGATTGCTGGAACTACAGATCTCTTTGCATGTTTTATGCGGTGTATCTGTGTACCAGCTAGCTTGAACAGCTTCAAAGTCTGCTGTTGGGTCAGCCTCACCTAGCCAACAGCATGGGCTGAATCTGCCCTGTGCATCTAAAAATAACCCATTGTCTCGCAATGCTTGACAACGAATTGGGCCCGACGCAACGGGCCTAGACCAATTAATAGGGCGCTCAGTGCCACCGTAATGTTTGCGTTTGCTAACTTTGGCACGGAACCATTTAAATCCCAGGTCCCGGGCAAGTTGCTCACAAGCGTCAACTTGATGCTCGTTATGCTTAAACACTAACATGTCCCACTGGGCATTGCCACCTGACTCTATAAATGTCTTAGCATTGTGCATTATACGCGACCACGACACGTTTTTGCGATAAATGTGGTTAGTATCTTCTAAGCCGTCGATGCTAAACACAACATAGTCGTTAGACTTGTGCATTACGTTAGCTAAGTCGGCCCACCACAATGTATCTTGCAGCCCGCCGTTAGTATTCATACCTAGCACGATACTACTGTTTACTTCTCTAACATACGACAGTATAGATTTACTTGCAGCATTAGCAGCAGGATCGCCGTAGTTTCCACACATAAACACTTTGTCTAGCCTGTAAATTAACTTCTCAGGCACAAGTTCTTTGAAGTCGTGTAGTTTGTAACTGTGTTTTAGTTCTTTGTTAAAATTTACATCTGTTTCGCGGGCACACGCAGGACAAGCCGCCTGACATACATCAGTTGACTCAACATGCAAGATCCTAGCAGTTTCAAACAATTTCAACATCGGTGTTGTAAGTAGTAAATCCGTTTTCTTTAACAACGTGCAAGGTATTGTTTACACGACCTGCAAGTTCGTCTTTGTGTGATACAAGCCAAATACTCTTATTAGACTCACGTGCCATTTTCTTAAGGATAGCAAGACTATTCTCAACACCTGAGCTATCCATACCTGAGTCAACTAGCTCATCAATGAACAACAAGTTAATAGGTTGGTATAAGCTTTCCCATACATCACGGAATGCCCAGCTTAGAGATAAGATTAAGCGATTGCGTTCACCACGTGACAAGTTGTCAAAATCTAGATCACGTCCTAGTTCTGTAATGCTTACAGTCAAGTCGTTGTTGAATTTAACTGTATGTGGGAGACCGATGCGATCTAAGTATTGTCCCAGGCGAGCATTTAGATAGCTTAAGTTCTGATCAATAATACGCTTGCGGATAAAGCTGTCTTTGTTTGTTAACAGCTTAAGCAAAAACTCTTGGTGTTCTTTTAAACTCACTAAGTCGTTCATTATAGCATAGTCAATTTCTTCAACTGCCTGTGTTTGCATTTCTGTAATTTGATCTGCATACGGGTCATGCTCGGCTTCTTTAGCGGATAGCTGGGCTAGTACTGCGCCCATGCTTGAACGATGTTCAAACGCATCGGACTCGTTGTCGTAGTATACTTGCGGAAGTGGCCCTAGTTCACCGAGATCCTTAAGCGAATCTTGGTGCTCTAATAACTGTGTGTTTGTTGCTAGTGCTTGTAATGCGGCTTCCTGTAATGCCTTGCGTTTGTCGTCTAGTAACTTTTCTTGTTTATCGTCATGGAATGCTTGCCCACAACTGTGACAGGTGTGATTTTCTAAACTAGCAATTTCTGCTTTTAGATGATCGATTAATTTTAGTTCGCGCCTTTCGTCAAGCTCACAGCGTTTGATCCATGTGTTTACTTCGTTGATTTTCTTAGCTTTATCATTGTACGATGTAAGAGCTAAGTGTGCCGAAAGTTCTGCTTCGATGTCTAAGGTGCTTAACTCGTCAAACGCAGATTGTAGTTTACTAATATCCTCGTTATGTTTAGTAGTCCACATGCGTTGTCTGCGTTTTAAGTTTTCAATTTGTTCTTCGATACGTGTGTTTGCATCTTGTACAGCTTTGATGCGGAATTCTTCTTGTGTAACTGCATCTTTTGTTGACTTAATTAACTCTTTTAATGATTCAGCTTTCTCACTGAGCATAGTAATGCCTAGCAATTGCTCAATGATAGTGCGTTGATCGTTGGCTCGCAGTGCTAAGAACGGCTCTGTGTAAGTGTTTAGCGCAAGAATGTGCTTAAACATATCGTGGCTCATGCCAAGCATACGCTCAATTTCTGCTTGTGTTTCTCTACTGTCGCCTTGCGCTTCGTCAGTAATCTCTTTTTCGTTACCTGCAACAAAGAACTTCATAATGCCAGGTTTGCGGCCACGCTCAATACGATAGTCAATACCGTCCTTTTCAAAATCAATAGTAACTAACATGTTCTTGCCGTTAGTTTTATTGATTAAGTTGTCCTTCTTAATGTTGGTGAGGGCGTTGCCGTATAGGGCATAGGACAAGGCATTAATAATGGTTGTCTTACCCGTACCATTACGTGCTCCAGAGTCATCGCCCCCTAAATCTAAGTTCTCGCCTAGTACCAGGGTTAAGTCTCTTCTATCAAAGTTGACTGCTTGGGTTGCGTTGCCCACGCTCATAAAATTCTTAACTGTGATATCTTTTATTTTAAACATATTGTAATATTTTAACTTATTGGTCTAGCTTGCCGCAATGATATAGGCAAACCTGTGGTGCAGTGCTATTGTTGGATATTAGTACCGGAATATCCATTAATTTAGTCACATCGTTGTGTGCATGATACTTGTTAAAGAAGCAACAAACATTTAGTTTTCCGCTAGCATTTAAGTACATGCTAGGTAAAGTCATGTGCATACACCCGCTTGGTTCGATTGTTGTTTTTTCGTGTGCAAGTCGATTTACTTTCTTATCCTTACTCCACGATACAACTTTATACGGTTCGCCTGTTCTATAATTCTGTGCATTAAACTTGGCACGTACATTACGGATTAATTCAAACTTCTTAAAACCTAGCTCTTGGCTTAACCGTATGCAATCTTTAATTTGATGCTCGTTGTGTGCCCATGGAATGAACTGCCACGTGGCGTACCCGCCTGCATCAATAAATGCTTTTGCATTGCGTAGAATCTTGTGATAGTCTGTTCCCTGGCGGTATAAATGGTGTGTATCTTCTAAACCATCCAAACAAAACCATACATTATGTTTGTGGTTGCCTAGTAGTTTTGCATAGTCCCGCCACCAATCTTCGCTACGCAAACTGCCATTTGTTCTTACCAACACATCCGGGGCATGTTGCATAGCCAACTGGGTTAATTCAATTACATTACTAGCAGCAATGGCATCGCCGAACGTTCCACAGAAGTCTACTGTTTGTAAGTTAGGAAATAACTTAAGTACTTCTTCAAAACGTTCGGTTTTTAAATCCTCAACTACTAAATCGTCAGCTAACCCATAGCCGTTTTTATTTCTAGCGCAGCCCGGGCACCATGCATTGCATTTACTAGTTGCTTCGACTTGTAACCATTTAACTGCGTCTAACGCTATCATAGATGTCGGTAAATGTCTAGCAGTAATGCCTTGTTAAACTTGTCGCTAGCAATACTGTTCAACTGTCCTGCTACAATCTGGTCTACACTTTCGAACTCGATGTTGCCTTGAGTTTCGTATTCAGTTAAGTTTGTGACTTTTGCAGGAATGAGAGTTAGCTCTCGCAAACCGTAATCACTTACAAATTTTTCTTTAATATAAGTAGACTCTTCGTAGCTGATGTCAATGTCTAAGTTAACACGAACGTGCATACCGGGTTTTAGCATAGATTCGGTGTGGTTAACGACATCACTAAGTTGGAACACACGGTACTTGGGTTGATCGGGCCATGCATGATATTCGGGATCTTTACCCCATTCTAAAATAGTTAACCCGCGATCGTCGTCGCCAGCATCTGCGTAGTTATGCGGGAAAGCGTTGCCGATATACGTAACATTCTTTTTAGTTTGGCGCTTGTGGAAGTGTCCACTAAACACATGCCCGAATCCGTTTAATGCGTTAACATCAAACTCACCGTGATCTGGCATAGCAACCATTGCGTTCATTAAGTAACCGGGCAATTCAAAATGCCCGAACAAATACTGTCCTTTTAGCTTAGGCAGTTTCTTATGATCGTCAGCACAAAGCCAAGGAGCGATAACCACATTGCCGTCTGAAAACCAATCGTTACAAATTTGGACGTTGGGAAGGTGTTTCGCCCATTCAACTGACTGAACATCACGCTTGTCACGATAATACAAATCGTGATTACCAGGAATGAAATATACTCGATCAAAGTTTGCATTTAGGTGTTCCAATGCTTTAAGACTGTATCCTAGCGTAAGAATGTTAATGCTAGCTCGGTTGTTGTGCCAGTCTCCGAGGAAAAGGCACGTTTCGCACCCTTCCTCTTTTGCTTTGGCAGTTGCCCATTTAACAAAGTTTAAACAGTCGTCGTTATGTAATTGGCTGTTACTCTTTAATCCAAAGTGAATGTCAGTAAAGATCGCAGCCTTCTTAAAAAGGTTACTCATGTATGCAGTTTAACAAAAACAATGTAGTGAACTCAAATGTTTTTTAATCATCTGAGTCGTAACCGCCACCGCCGCCACCCCAGCTAGATTGCCCCTGGCGTGTGTAACTTGGGGTAAGTCCGTTCATCTCAAGAATATCGTCTCGGAGGTTTTGACTACGCTTTTCAATATTGAGCACCCTTGTAAAACTGTTTGTAATAGCCGCCGTATAGTACGCGAAAGGGTTTTGACTCTTGGACTCGTCGAACTGTAGTCCAATTTGACTAAGTTGTAGTAGAGCTTGCGAACGCATTTCGTCATTGTAAGTGTATCCTCGCCAGTTGCTTCTAGTAGCATAACGCTCACACAGCTTCATAAACATGTGTGCTAGCTTTTTAGTCATTTGCCCGTGATCTTTACTAAATTCCCCTGTAACAATGTCACCTTTCCAGTGGGATTTGCCTACTAAAATAGGCACGCCTTCGGCATCGACTCTATAATGCTGGAACGGCGGAAAATTGCATTTAGTGTACTTTGTTGGCACTTTAACTACTTCTGGCTCGTCGTACTCACTTAGTGGTTCTGTCTCTTCTTCAATAATAATTGCACCTTTTTTGGGCTTTGCCTCAACCATTGGTACATGCTCCCAAGTCATAACTCTAAATACAACGTCTTCTTGGGCAACTTCTCTAAGTTTAACTTCAAAATCTTCTAATTTTTTCTTGTTTGCTTTTGCTGAGCCATCTGCATTTGCTTGATCAAACGCTAATTTAGTTAAACGTTCTGCTCTATCCTTGCGAGCTTGTAAGATGTTTTTCTTATTAATTTTATCTATGCTTGGTAAAATCATGTCGTAGTCTGCGTCTTCTGGGGACATATACGTGCAGTACGATGTTTTACTTTTGTGGATTTCTTTAAGAATGTCTTTGTTGTTAAGGTAGTTTTTAACCTTAGGGGTTATTAAAATGGTCACAGTTGTGGGGTTCCTTCTATTACAAGTAGAATAACATATTTAAACTACAAAAGTCAACCAATGTAATAAAAAACCTTTATAGTAGCCTATTTCGAAACACATAAATATTAGAAACAGGAATTACTATGGGTTTATTTGACGGAGCATTAAGTGGCGCAGCAGGGTCAGCATTAAACAGTGCGGCTAGTGCTATTGGCGCAGATCCGTCTGCTGCTAGACTAGCAGTGGCGGGGCTAATACCTGGCGGCAGCTTGGGCTTTAGTATCGGTGGTGCAAAGATTAACGTAAACCTAAGCGGCGGATTGCCGGACTGGCGTGTGCGAGTTAGTCTAGCTGAGTCAGCAAAGTATTTTTACAATTCGCAAAGCCCTGCTGACAAGGGCATCATGAGTCCGTTGTTTAGTAGTCCCACACAAAACGGCGTTGTATTTCCGTATACTCCACAAGTTCAAGTAACGCATACAGCAAGTTACTCGCAACAAAAATTCACACATAGCAACTATCCCGGGTACTACTACGAGAACTCTGAAGTTGCTGCTATTTCTATTTCTGGCGACTTTACAGTGCAAAACGTAATCGAAGGGCAGTACTTACTGGCTGCAATTACGTTCTTTAGGGCTGCGACTAAAATGTGGTTTGGATCTAGTAAAAATTCTTCAATGAACGGGTTCCCGCCACCAATGGTTTACTTAAACGGATATGGGGCAAACTACCTACCTAACGTGCCGTGTGTTATTACTAGCTTTAGTCACACAATGCCTAGTGACTGCGACTACGTTGAAATCCCAGCAGTTATACCAGGTAGCACAGGGGCAGCAGGTATTGGCGGCGCACTTACACAAGGTATCGGTGGGGCACTTGACGGTAACATGGATGCAGTTAAAGGCGCTCTTGGCGCAGGTGTAAACAGTGTTCTTGGTTCCACTATGGGTGCAGCCGGCAATGGCGTAAACCAACTAATTGGACAATTGTCGGGCGGCGCATTTGGTGCAGGCCCAAGTACACGTATGCCAACGGTTAGCCAGTTATCAGTAACATTACAACCTGTATACAGTAGACAAGCGGTTAGCAAGTTTAACCTTGACGATTACGCAGCAGGCAAAATGGTTATCCCTGGTAGCAAGGGAGGATTCATCTAATGGCTTCTAGTTTTTCAAAAACAAGTCCGTACCATGACACACCACAATGGGGTAAATTCTTAGATGTAATGGTTGATCGAAAGATTACACCCAAGGGTAGCGATGTACTTTACAAAATAGACAAGGTGTATGAATATCGCCCTGACTTATTGTCGCATGACTTATATGGCACACCACAATTGTGGTGGGTGTTTGCACAGCGTAACCCAAACATAATCCAAGACCCGATTGGTGATTTCCGTGCTGGTAGAAGTATCTACATTCCGTCAAAAGATCAAATAACTCAAGACCTGGGACTATAACATGGCATTGCCAACAGAAGCGGATTTTCAAGCACTTCGACAGATACAGATCGAACGCAATGGCGGGGTCGATCCAAACGCCACTCCCTCGGAGATTGAAAAACAAATTGCAGCAATTGATGCTAGACGCGGTGATACCGCAGCATCGAAAATTGATTCTGATGGTGTAGGAGAAACTACAGAAGGACTTAGTCAGGATGAAACGCAACAGTTAAAAGACAACGCCGGCGGCAGCGACGAAAAAGATCCGTTTGCCGATGCGTGGGAGAACATGTCTAAAGATGAGCGACCAAGTCCAACTGAAGCAGATGTCCTTGCATCAATGTCGGAAGAAGAAAAATCAAAGGCAGCAGGTACATCAACGGCGGATTATAAAAAAGAAGTTAACTATGTTCCAGTTAAGGAACTTCGTAAAAACCCATTACACGATTACGCAACATATACCTATAGCATTGCATTGTACATTTTGTCACAAGCAGATATTAACCAGTTAACAGCGAGCCCTGAGACCTGGGTGCCTAGCGCAGGCGGGAAGAATACTTGTTTGATTGCTAGTGGCGGGAAGAATAGCGGCCCGTACAAACGTAACGATAATTTCCAGGATGATTTCTATTTTGACAATTTGCAAATGACTACGGTTATTGGATTAAACAATAGAAGCAAAGCGTCAAATGCAATTGAAATTTCGTTTACGGTAGTTGAGCCATACGGTATGAGTTTGCTAGATCGTATCATTGATACAGCAAACGACATGCAAGCGCCAAACTTTAAGGCAATGCCGTACATGTTAGAAATTGACTTCTATGGCTACGACGATAAAGGAAATGCGTCTAAACTTGACAATCAACGAAAACGTATGCCAATTCAAATCGTTGAGTTTAAGATTAAAGTAAGCACCAAAGGTTCTGAATACGCAATTAAAGCAGTACCGTGGTCGCACCAAGCTTTGAGTCAAAGCTCTGCATCCACTCCTATTAACATTGAAGTTTCGGCATCTAAAGTGTCCGAGTTTTTTGCTAATAACGAAGAGGACTTTGAATCTATTGCACAGCAAGACCTTGCTAAGTTAAACGCACAAGACCAAAATCAACGTATTGAGAAAAACACTGCCGAAGAAAAGCTAGATAAAAGTGGTAGACGTACTGCGGCAAATGACCCGCGGGTTGCAGGAAATAAAACAGAACCCGATAAGTCAGCTAGAACTACTGCACAGTCAGAGACATTAAAAGAAAACCAAGCGATTATCGGCAAAGCGTATGCGGTTAAAAGCTTCTGTGGTGGCATGAATGGTTGGTACACCGACTTAACTGCAAAACGACTACGTGCAACTGCGGATAAAATACTAGTAGAGTTCCACGGCACCCCAGAAGTTCCGGTGGAAAAGATCCGTGACGCAAAGATCACTGTTCCTGCACGTAAAGATGTTAGTCGTAGTGCAACTACAACATCAGATCCCAAGGAAGCTAAAGAACAAAGTAATGACACCACTAAAAAGGTATTTGGTGATGCAATGGCATTCCCTGTTGCTGCTGGTACTAGTGTGCTGCACGTCATTGACATGGTAATGCGTAATAGTTCTTATATTACGGACCAGATTTCAGACCCCAAAGATACTAAGCCAGTTGACCTTGCTGAAAAATTAAAGAAGCCGTTGTATTGGTACAAGATTATTCCTAGCGTTAAAGCAGGGAAGTTTGATTACGCTATTAATAAGTTCTCAACAGAAACAACATACCACATCGTTCCGTATATTGTATATGATAGTAAACACCCCAACGGGCCGGTTACTACGCCTAAAGGCGCAATTAAGGAATATAACTACAGCTACACTGGTAAAAACGTTGATGTCTTAGATTTACAGATTGACTTTGATACATTGTTTTATACTGCGGTGACTGCTGGATCTGCTAAATGGCAAGCGGATCAAATTCAAAAAGCAAAACAACAACTCGATGATGCACAAAACGCCGCGGTGACTAAAGGTCCCACTGCTAAAGCATTAGTTACTAGACAATTGCGTTTAATATCTACGCAACCTCAACAACAGGGATTAGGTGGACAACAAGGTTCGGCTGAACAGATTCTTGCAGCAGACATACAAAAGAGTCAGTATAGTAACAGCCGTGGCGACATGCTTAACTTGAAGTTAAAAATTGTCGGCGACCCTGAATTGATTAAGCAAGACGATATCTACACAAATCCGGCCCAAGGCGGGTACGCCGACCAAGCTAATTCACCTGTGATGGATAATGGAAGTATTCCAATGGATAGTGGCGAAGTAATTGCACAGGTTAATTTCAGAACTATTGTTGATATGGATCAGACAACTGGGTTACCAAGAGTGGGCGCTGATGCAAACAAAAGTATATTCTCCGGATACTACAGAATGTTAACTGTTTCTAATGTGTTCCAAGGCGGCCGCTTTGAACAAACTGTTGATATGGTGCGTGTACCTGATGTAGAAAAAGCTAGCACATCTGAAAAAACTGAAGAAGCGCCTAATGCTACAGCGCCGGGCGCTCGACAACCAATATCTGGCGCAAGCGGTGCAGATATGGATGCAGCATACGATATGGGCGAAGTACCATCGGGCGGTGCAAGCGGTGCAGATATGGATGCAGCATACGACATAGGTGATGCTCCTGATCCAGATACCCCCGATGTTGAATTAGTTGATGACCCTGATACTACTATACCTGATGACGATGAGTGGAATACCGACGATGGCGAGTTGTACGGGGTAGACGAAACCGCTGAAGAAATGGACATTAGTGAATATAATAGTGAGCAAGATAGTGATCCGGTTGACCAGCCGGTAATTAACGCTGATGCTCCGCAAGTCCTGCCAGATTTAAATTTAGGCCAGGCATAAAGGAATTTCAATGGCAGATACTAGAGTAGGGTTAAGATTACCAGACTGGGCAGACCAGAATCGCACACCGGGGATGAAGTTTACACCTGGTACGTATGCGGGAATTGTTAAACAAAACGTAGACCCATTGCGTATGGGTCGTTTGCGTGTGTGGATTCCGGATTACGGCGGCGATGAGGATGTTGAGGATAACTGGAAATGGGTAACTTATGCAAGTCCATTCTATGGATCTACACACAATCCTAAAAGCAATACAGACAACACAGATGAGCAATCGGAGCATACTTATGGTATGTGGTTCGTTCCGCCTGACGTTGGCAACACAGTATTGTGTACATTTATTAACGGTGACTCGGGTAAGGGCTATTGGTTTGCAGTAGCAACAACTACTAAGTTAAGTCACAACATGGTACCAGGAGTATCGTCGCGCTTTGCAGATCAAGTCGATAAAACTAGTGCAGGTGGCCTAGTAGAGGCTAGTTTATCTCGTGTTGATAGAAAGCCATACTTGCCACTAAGTGAATTCAACGAAACTCGTGAAAGTAACATTAGTGGTACGTTCTTAGCAAACAAGATCCCTGTACATCAGTACCAAGCAGAGATTATTATTAACCAGGGCCTTGACACTGATCCAGTCCGTGGGGCAACTACGTCAAGTAGTTTACGTGAAGCACCTAGTAGCGTATTCGGGATTAGTACACCGGGTCGCCCATCTTCTCCTGGTGATGTAGTTCCCACTATACGTCGCGGCGGTCATTCTTTTGTTATGGATGATGGCGACAAGGATGGTGTTGATCAAGGCATTCGACTACGTACAGCAGGTGGTCACCAAATTTTAATGAATGACAAAGAACAAGTACTGTACATTGCAAACTCTGCTGGTACATCTTGGTTAGAATTTGACAGCGGCGGCGCAATACAAATGTACAGCACAAGCGGATTTGCTTTGCGTACACAAGGTGCATTGAACTTGCACAGCGACACTACGGTGAACATTCAAGGCTCTTCGATTAACATGAAAGCAACAGCAGGCATGAAAGTGTCTGCACAAACGTTAGATGTACACTCAAGCGGCAACATGACGTTGTTTGGGGCCAAGGTTGGTATTGGTTCGGGTGGCTCAACTATGCTAACAAGTGGCGGCACTGTGGGCGTTGGGGCAAACGGAACATTGCTATTAAATGGCGCAGCAATTAAATTAAATGACGGCGATGTTGCACAAGTTAGCGACCCCGGTGATATACAGGATAACTTACACCATGACGCAAATAAAGCTCCTAACGGACTGTGGGAAGCTGCCGGTGGCACACTAACAAGTATCGTTACTAAGGCACCGACACACGAGCCGTATGATCGCGGGGCTCCTGTAGTTCCTGCATCAGCAGTATCGCTAACATCATTTAAAAATGTGTGCGTAGACCAACCTAGTTCAACTGGACCTGCTGGTCAAGTTTCGCCGGGAGGCGCAGGACCATTTGGTGACTTTATTGCTGGATTTGAATCTGGTGGTGCTGGATACAATGCGTTTAACCGTGGATCAAGTCCCCCACCAGGCACTGGTAGTCCACGTGAATCGATGAACTTGGAGAATATGACTATTGATGCAATTCTTGCGTTAATGGCTAGCATCGACCCTAGACAACGTTTGTTTGCTGTAGGTCGTTATCAGTGTATTCCCGACACACTTCGCGGCGCCTGCAAGAAGTTGAACATCCCCACAACTTCAAAGTTTAGCAGAGACATTCAAGATAACATCTTCGTTAACTATCTATGCAAAACAAAACAACCTAAGATTAACACATACTTAAGTGGTGGTGACCCCAACGACGAAGCGGCTCTATTAAATGCATGTAGTGCAACTGCGGGCGAGTGGGCAAGTATTGAAGATCCGCAGTTAAACCCTGTACGTGGTCGTTATGATGGACAAGGAACAAATCACGCTAAAGGCAAAACTGGTCCAACTAAAGAAGCACTAAAAGCACAATGGAAATTCTTGCATAAAGATGGCGGTGGCGTAGTTAAGAGTGGGTCAGGTACTGTAATTACGGATGGTTCCGGCAACCCGATTAAAACTGGCGCAGCAGATGAGCCAGATCAAGGTATCCAAGCGGCATCTGGCAAGAGTGTAACAAAACAGGCACCAGCTGAAATAATGAAGCGCACAAATGCACCTAACACCGGAGCTTCTGTTGAGGGCATTGGTAGCTATGGTGACGACAATTACATACCGGGCTTAACAGCACCGCAAGTAACTGCATTACTAACACAGATTGCATACAGCGAAAGTGACTTTGCGTCGGATTATAATGGCGGGGAACGTATTGGCCGTTATGGACTAAATGCTGTGGTACTAGCAGAGTATGGGTATATCAAACCCGATTATCTAGACAAGTACAAAGGACTAGCATTAGTAGATAAAAATGCCTGGACTGGAAAAGACAGCGTAAACAGCAAAGATGACTTGTTAAAGTCAGTAGCATCACAGGATGAAGTTATGGTTGCTTTTGTAAAAGATGCACACAAAGCCCTGTCAAAATATAGTCCGGCCGGTATTAAAGGTGGTGACAGTGTTTGTGCAGTTGCAGGCATGATTTACGTTACATACTTGTTTAGAAGTGCAGTGTCTAAGAGAGCTGGTAGCAACTTAGATGCAATGATTGACGAAGCTGTTCGCTGGAGAAAATCAAACACCGGTATTACGTATGCAGGCAAAACACCAATTGATGCTTACAACGAAGGTCGTTACGCAATTGACGTACTAAGTGTAACTGGTATTGGCCGTAGCGAAACATCGCCGAGCACAACAGGTATTATTCCTGACGAAGTATTGCAATTTGGCTCCGGCAATGCAAGTAAAGATAGTTTTGATTTGCTTGCTACAAACTTTAAAAATGCCCTACTATTAGCAGCTAAAGCATATAAAGATGCAAGCGGTAAAAAGATTGTTGTTGCGAGTTTATATCGTCCGGACTCTGAGCAAGAGCGTTTATACAAAACATGGCAAGCCGCGGGCGGTAAAGTTCCTGGTACCCCAACAGCGGCCGGAATTACTACACCTGCACTTCCTGTAAGTATGGGCGGCAAAGTAAACGCACACGGTTCGGGTGTTGCTATTGATTGTGGACAACAAGCGGCTGAAATATCCAAGACTATTGACTTATCTAAGTTTGGATTGCGTTGGGGTGGTACATTTATTACTCCTGACCCAGTACATATTCAGCTAGCTAGCTGGACTCCGAACAACAAAAACACTGAATAAATAATATTATGAGTACATATCGCGGGTTTAGCACAGTTAATAATAACAAACGGTTTAAAGTCACCGATGCGGCATTAGTAAAGCAAGATTTAATTAATCACTTTAATATCCGCAAAGGTGAGAAACTCATGCAACCTGATTTTGGCACAATCATTTGGGGTTTACTATTTGAACCCCTTACAAATGATTTAAAGAACGCAGTAGTTGCAGATATAACTCAAATTATTAGCTATGATCCGCGAGTTCAAGTGAACAATGTTGAAGTTAACCAACAAGAATACGGCTTGCAAATACTAATTACACTTACGTATACAAACACTAATCAAGTTGATGCATTGCTAATGAATTTTGATTCTGCTACGCAAAAATTAACACATTCTTAAAGTAAGCCGTTTTTGTACTCTTATAAATACAACTATAAGGTACAGATATGGCTTTAACTACACGTCAAACTAGTCTTTTAATCCAGCAGGATTGGACAAAAATTTATCAGACTTTCCAGTCAGCAGACTTTTCTAGCTACGACTTTGAAACTCTACGCAAGACAATGGTCGATTACTTGCGTACAAATTATCCTGAAGATTTTAACGACTTTACTGATAGCAGTGAATATATTGCCCTAATTGATTTAATTGCTTTTATGGGGCAAAGTCTTGCTTTCCGTGCAGATTTAAATGCCCGTGAAAACTTCATTGACACCGCACAACGTCAAGACAGCGTATTTAAATTAAGCCGTTTGGTTGGTTACAGCCCAAAGCGTAACATTGGTGCTAGCGGTCTTTTAAAGATCGATAATGTTAGCACAACCGAAACTGTTTACGACAGTAATGGTACAGATTTAACTAACAGCGTTGTAAACTGGAATGACAGCAGCAACGACAACTGGCAGGAGCAAATGAATGCAATTTTAAATGCAACATTTGTTAACACACAGGTTGTTGGTAAGCCTGCTAGCAGTGCAACTATTAATAACATACTAACTGATACGTACAGTGTTAGTATCGTGCCAGGACAAACTCCGGTGTACAGTTTCACCGCAACAGTAGAAAACAAAACAATGTCGTTTGAGGCAGTTAGTTCTTCAACTACTAACTCCTTAAGTATTTTTGAACCGCCACCTATCCCACGTAGTATTTTTAATATTTTATATCGCAATGATAGCTTGGGCAACGGCAGTAACAATACTGGCTTCTTTATTCAGTTTAAACAAGGTTCATTGAACAAAGTTGATTTCTCGTTAACTGAGAGCATTCCTAACCGCACTGTTGCAATTAACTTTAATAACATTAACAACGACGATACATGGTTATATGGGTTAAACTCGCAAAACGCAGTTTCCACCCCGTGGTCGAAAGTTAGTGCAGTTGCAGGTATTAACGTAACGTACAACCGAAGCAGTGACCGTAACATTTATCAAGTTAACACTCGTGCAAATGACCAACTTGATTTAATTTTTGGCGATGGCGTTTTTGCAAATACACCGCAAGGTAACTATCGTTTCATTTACCGTCAAAGCAATGGCTTAAACTATAAGATTTCTCCAAGTGAATTAAATCGCGTAAGCATACCAATCTCGTATGTAAGCAGATCTGGACGTGTTGAAACTTTAACAGTTACGGCAAGCTTATATTACACTGTGTCTAATAGCACAAGTGCAGAATCGACTAATGCAGTTCGTGCCAATGCACCACAAGCATATTACACACAAAACCGTATGATTACTGGCGAAGATTATAACATCTTACCATTTAGCTTATACAACAGCGTATTAAAAGTTAAAGCAGTTAACCGTACTAGTTCTGGCGTAAGTCGTTTCCTTGATGTACTAGACGTAACAGGCAAGTACTCTAGTACAAACATTTTCTGTGACGATGGTTATCTATATCGTGACACAAATGCTGGTGACCAATTTACGTTTACATTTGAAACAGTTGGTGATGTTAATGATGTTATTGATAACAAATTACGTCCGATTCTAAGTTTACAAAAAGTTACGCATTTTAGATTAGAAAATACACCGCGCTATCCTGTAACTAACAACGGCGGCGTTGTAACATGGAACCATAGCTCTGACATTACTAACGGTAGTATCGGTACCGTGCGTGATAGCTCCGGTGGCGCAACAATTAGTTTTGGTCCAGGCTTGGCCCCAGCAGAGTCAAATCGCCAATACATTGAAGAAGGCGCAATGATTAAGTTCACTGCACCAGCTGGTCAATATTTTACAGCACAACGAGTATTAAAAACCGGTACTGCACAGTACCAAGGTGAATCTAACTATATCTATGCTACTGTCGAGCGTGTAAACACAACAACAGGCGTAGTTACAATTAATCAACAGGTACCAACTGGTGCTATCCTTGGATATGTTATTCCTGTAATGGCAAACGATTTTACGTATTCTTCAACTAACGTTGATGAAGCAACTATTCTACGTTTGTCTACACTAATCCGTGGGTATAATAGTTTTGGAATTAGATACGATATTCCGTCTCGAACATGGAAATTAATTACTATTTCAAACTTGAATACCGCAGATGCATTTAACTTAGAATATGCTGGTGACACATCTGGTAGTGGATTAGATTCAAGTTGGTTAATCACAGTTATCTATAACAACGGTGTTTACACTGTTACACACAGAGGCTTAAACTATATCTTCGAGAGTTTAGCAGAAACAACGTTCTACTTTGACTCTGGTGTTAAAGTATATGACAGTAAGTCTGCACAAACTGTACGTGACCAGATTAAGATTCTAAAAATTAATCCAGGTCCAGATTTATCTACGCCACTTGGGCAAGATATTACATGGCAGATTTACAGCAACGTAGTTGCAAGCGATGGCTATCAGGACCCTAGTCGTGTTTTGGTAACATTCCCTGACAGCGACAATGATGGCGTGCCAGATGATCCGGATCTATTTAAAACTGTAGTGGATCCATCTATTAGTTCGGCCCGCAAAGTAGTATTCTTCAAACAAATTCCAGATCCAACTGACGGGTCATTTATGAATTTGCAGCCAATTGACAATACTACTATTGTAACTGACTATACAACAAAAGCCGATATCTTGTTAATTGCAAGTAAGTATCCGGTTGGTACTATTTTCTACGCTTTTGCTGAAAACGTATTTTATAACTTAACAAACAATAATCAATTGTCGCCTAACGTAACTACATTGGCAAACTATGTTGCATATACTGGTCGCCAAAGTTTAAGTTTCCAATATAAGCACAACAGTCCAAACAATCGTCGTATTGACCCAGCGCCAAACAACATTATGGACTTGTATATTTTAACAAAAGAATACAGTACAGATTATTCTGCATGGATCGCTGATACTAGCGGATCGTTGGCCGAACCGTTGCCACCAACAACAGAAGAATTGTCTGCTGCTTATCAAGATTTAAATAACTATAAAGCTCTAAGCGATACTATTGTGTACAACCCTGCTAAATTTAAACCTTTGTTTGGTACTAAAGCCGACACTAGTTTACAGGCTACATTTAAGGTTGTACCTAACCCTAACATTGTTGTTAGCGACAGCGAAATTAAGAGCTCGGTTGTTGCAGCAATTAATCGTTACTTTGATATTAACAACTGGGACTTTGGTGAGTCATTCTATTTCAGTGAACTAAGTGCATATCTGCACCAAGCACTAACACCAATGGTTGCCTCTATTATCATTGTATCATCTGACCCACGTATCCAATTTGGTTCTTTATATCAAATTAATGCCGAAGCCAATGAAATTATCACAAGTGCTGCGACTGTAAACAACGTAGAAGTTATTTCTGCAATTACTGCTGCTCACTTAAACCAAACAACTACAACTAGCACACAAATCGGAATATAATAATGGCTGTTACAAGTACTCTACCGTTCTTACCATCAATCTTCCAGACTGATACCAACAAAAAGTTTTTAAATGCTACGTTGGATCAGTTAATCAAAGATGCTGACTTAGTAAGAGTAAACGGGTATATTGGTAGAAAGTTTGCACCAACTTTTAAAAGTGGTGACAACTATGTTACTGAGTCCGATGCTCTGCGTCGAAACTATCAATTGGAACCATCTGTTGTTGTGCAGAATAAATCTGCAGACTCGGTAAGTTTATTCAGCACATACCCTGATTTGTTAAATCAAATTAGTGTGCTTGGCGGCAATACTAAAGACCACAGCCGTTTGTTTAGTAACGAAAGCTATACATTCGGTGGGTTGTTTGACTTTGACAAATTTAGTAACTATAACAATTACTACTGGTTACCTAACGGCCCGGACGCTGTGAATGTTTTCTCGGGTAATATTCCTTACAACGAAACATTCTCAGTAACTCGTAACACTGGCGTTACTGGATATAATTTCACTGGCCACGGTCTAGGTGCAAATCCTGTACTAACTTTAGCTCGTGGTGGCACATACAAATTCAACTTGTCACAAACTGGTAACAAGTTCTGGATTCAAACTGAACCTGGCGTAACCGGTACAAAGCTTACACAACATAACGTGAACACACGAAATGTATTTGGTGTGCAAAACAACGGTGCAAGTATTGGTCAAGTAATCTTTAATGTTCCACCTAAAGGAGCACAAAACTCATTTGATCAAATGCCATTGGCTGCAAGTGTTGATTATGCAGTTTCGATGCCATACACTGAAGTTCAAAACGCAATGCTGAGTGTGTTGCTTGAGCAACATCCTGATGTGTTTGATGGCCAGAAAGTTAACTTAGATCGTAAAACAATTGTATTCGTTGGTGACTACAATGATGAGTCATATTGGGAAGCCCCTGGCGACTTTGACTTTGGTGACTTTGGTTTTGATAGTGATTTATTTGATGGTGGCCCAACAGTTCCGGATGCACGCCGTGATGGCACATGGACAATCGTATTAGAACCAGTTGACGACGACTACGTAATTAAACTACAACCACAGGATATTGTTAACCGTAATAGCCGTGTGTTTATTAAGAGTGGAGTTACATTTGGCTCTACATCATTTTACCTTGACTTCACTGGTACTTATAAGCCAGTTCCTGTTAATACAGCTATCTTAGATCGTTTATACTATCAAGATGGTAGCAACCCAGACATGGTTGGTATTATTCAGTTAATTGATGAAGCAACAAACGTTATTAACGTTGAGCAAGACATTATTGGTCAGTTAAACTACACAAGTCCCAATGGCGT